CGAGTTGCATCCGATCGACTCATGTCCCCGTTTTTCACCTGGTCGCGGACGAATTCCCGAAGGTCGCGACGGCGGTCCTGTCTCTCTTTTCGATTCAACATCTTCTGTTTCCTTTGTCTAAATGGAGTTACCTCCAAAGTATTAGGACTCGAACATTTCTTACGTACTCCAATCGAGTGGAGTCCCAGCTTAACTCGTTACGTATAAGTGGTGCGTCGTTCAGTCACGCCAAAAGTAACATTGGCCGCCCCTGATGCCGTTTTGCCTGAGATGTGTCGAATACCATTATGTAGAATCTTAAAGGAGACGGGAGTACCGTTAGGTAGGGGCATAAACTCGTCGTCCGCGTGCAGGCCATCCACATGGATCAGTACTGTAGCGGTGTCTGCAGTGATCGTAACCTCCGACGCCCCGCCCTTCGTATCCAAGAAGATAGCCGCCTCGGCGACCGTGAGTGCTTGTGTTCCTGCCGTTGCCATATCAGACTCCGTTATTTAATGTTGGACAGTTCTCGTACCGCCCGGACTAATGTGGTCACACTATCCAGTCTAACGGTGCCGCTGTTTCCATTCTTAGTAGTTAATCGGTTTGAGTTGCAGTCTAGGATCACATCAAATTTAGGTGCCGTTTCCGGCAGGCTAATAAACACTTGTATCTGAAAAAAGGGCCGCAGCTCTGAAAGTAGGTTACTGGGTACCCGCCCTACCAAACACATCAACATCCTAACTGGGTTTACTTTGTTTCTCGGGAGCGGCTTAACGGCTACTTGAGATATGGGAATTTTCTTAAGTACGTCACTGACCACTATCGCTGTCATTGCTTTCTGTGATTTCTCACAGTGTTGGTCAAGTGATCGGGATGGTGAGATACCTAAACGGTCAAAGGCGTGTACACCTTGCAAGTACGGGTAGCTGCCGATTACGTCAAGCGGGTGTGTGTTCCCGAAAAGTACTAGTCCAGGTACTTGAAGTACTCCGGCTATGTGAGCGAACCCACTATCGCAACCGATAAAGTATTCACAAGTAGATAGCCGTTCAGCTTGCTTCCTAAGGTCCTCGGTTGTGTCGCTACACTTAGAGATGTGTTGGTCATTAAACCCAAACTCATCTTTTGTACCTAAGAAAGATACACTTAGTCCCCGGTCTCGTAGCTCGTAAGCTAATTCTTCCCACTTGTCGTTAGTCCAGCGTCTATTTGGATTTGACGCTGATGGATGAATCGCTACAGATTTTAGTACCCCTTGGGGTGGCTTCTCGAAAGTGAATCTTCCCGGCGATACTTCACGACCTAAACGGTCACTCACCAAACTGTAGTACTCTTGCTGCTTCAACTCTCTGCGATTATTGAATGTACTAGCGAAATCCAAAATCACGTCAAAGCTACGCTGCACTTGTAGGTTGTTGAATCTCTGAACAGGTATTACATCCTGCACACCTTCCAAAGACTTCATTAAATACGTTTGGTGGGCGACCGTCACAGCCGTGACGCAGGCTCCGAGCTTGTGTAGGAATCTGGCCACTGATCCTATAACAATGACGGCGTCTCCTACTCCGCCCGTTATTTTTATTGCAATCTTCAAGCCAGTAACATCGTCGGGCAAGTGTCTAATAGGTTCCGACACCTTATCTGTATCTAATTGCTCAAAGCCCTGCATTGAAGTATCTCCGGACTCTAGTAGCTGCCCAATAAAAACGGCCCAAGCCTAGTCAAACTAGACCGGGCCGCTCGCTCCGGGCAAGAGCATTCTTAAAATTCTTAGTACTTACTCGGGTCAGCCCGTATAATCGGAGCCCGACATAGCACAATTTTGGGCCATCACAACCAGGTCACCGTTCTCGACTTGGAAATCAACCCTGAAGTGAATCGTAACCTCCCACATGTCTTGACGAGGTTGTCGATCCCATTCAATCGTGATATCACGCTGCACAAAATACACAAGATTTTGCAAGGGCGTAAGCCAGATCGAGGATCCGTCCGTGCCTGCTGTTCCCCAAGTGAGGTCTTCGGGCATCAGCGGAACTTCCAACATGGGAATACCCCATGGTCCCGGCTGCAATCGCGACTTCAAGTTATTGAAGTGCATTGCACCGTCACCGCCCGCCGTTTCACGGTCGGACCAGTCCAAGCTCCACTTATCGGCAGGACCTGACGGCACGACCCAAACATAGTTCGGCTTGGCTGCGCGGTATCGAGACGGAACCCGACGCTTCATCTCGTAGTAGAGACGTTTCGAGGGAGCCGCACCACCCGCGTCGATCTTCTGAGCAGCCGGAACAGCCGTGTTAAGGATCGTCTCAAAGCCGTTGTTGACGCCCAACAAGTTGTTCTCGGCGGTTGCCGCGTCACCCGTGGTGAGGGATTCGTCGCCTTGAATGGCGGCCAATTCAACATCAATCGAGATACGCTTGGAAAACATCCCCAACAAACGGTCCCGAATACCGGATTTCTCAATGTTGTCTTCGGTGAAGTCAGTCTTGAGATCAAAGGCCGAACGATACTTTTCGGTATCGTAGGTCAAGATACGTTCGGTGGGGTTGTGCGTGGATGCCTTGCTTGTGGTGTGGGCACCTTCCGTAACGATATCGCCGAGGTCCAACTTGTTGATTTCACCCTTTTGGTGATCAATGCGAACCACTCGCACTTCTTGCATCAAAACCGATTCGTTGACAACCAAGTCAATGAACCGATCGGCTTGTTTACGATTGAGTACAGAGTTAGGCAACGACGTCTGGTCGATGGCTGACTTACTCATCAACTGCTTTAACGGCAGTTTAATTTCGAGGTCCATAGTACACTCCAATCGAGTGGAGTCCGAAGAGTCCACCGATAATTAAATAAGGGGTTGGCTTTAAACTAAATTAGCTTTCAAGCCAAGGAAACGAACCATCGAACACTGCGTTCGGGTCGTCGGCGAGATCTTTACCACTAATCGACGATTTCTCGACGTCAGTTTTTACACTCTCGGCCCGTTCGATGCCGGGATTAGGTACTGTTTCTCCAAGAGCTGCTGCCGACTTGGCAACTTCCACAACTTGCCGTTGAGTTGCTTGAAGATTCTCAGCCAAACCGTTAAGCACGCCCATGACTCCTTCCAGAGTCTCAGCCGACTTAGCGACCTCAGCCTTGTCCGTTTCCGTTTTCGTATCCGTTTTCGTATCCGTTTCGTCACCGACAGGAGTTATCACTCCCCCGGCCATTTTTTCTGCCATGGTTTTGAGCCCATCGCCCATCGCCTGCATACTCACACCCAATTGCTTAAGGGTGGGTTCCAAGGCTGAAACCACGCCCGTGGCTACGGTATTGCTGAGAACTTCAAGGTTCTTCTCCGCTGCCGTTTTTTCAACCACTACCTTGGTTTCAGGGGCTTCCTGGGTAGTTTTCGCCGTGTCCGCTGCTTTTTCAACGTCAGTCTTCACAGAATCGTCGCTGGGGGTCGCTTCGGTGGCTGCGTCAGCAGCAGCACCCGTTTTGGTGTCCGTAGACATGCTGCTTGTCTCCTCACTTGGAGTTTCGAGTGACTTGGCTACGTCCACCTGTGTGCTAGGAGCACCTACAAGCTCAGCGACGAGCCGGGTATACGATACTCCGCCTTTCGGCGGTTCTAGGGGAGGTGCCATTAACATAAAGGCCTCCGCCATCTTTATCCTTACGGTCCTCTCAAGATCCAGTGTATCCGAACTTACTTGTTCTGCAATATACGAATCTTGACCTGCTTTGACGTTATCGTACGTAAGATTGTGGGCCTTCAAGTACTCGATTGCCATTCCTGGCGTCTCAAACTTGGATTTAGGTAACTCCACTCTCCATAATTGCACATCTTCTAACGACATACCGGGTACTTCCACAAATTCTCCGTCCACGTTCTTACCCACTACAAAAGTGGACTGATTATGGTCAGGGATATGTGTGATACTGACTTCAAATAAATCAATATCCTTAAGTACTCGGCGAGTAGTGCCATCCAACGATACTTCGTATCCTACCTCTGTGAGGCCTCGCCAAGACATGCCGGACAATTCACCTCGGGCAACTTGGCCAATTACCTCAAGTTGAGTGATTTCCGCTGTAACAAACAAGCCCCGCGTCCCCTTGCGGAGAGACGGGACTTTGGCTTTAGGGAACGTCGTGATAATTTCACGAGTTCGTATGTCCTGAACATTCCAGAGATCGGGATCATCTGACTTTTGAAGTCGTGCGGGGTTCATAGTTAAAACGCGGCCTATTGCCACGTTATTACCCATGGTGTCTACCCAGAACTTATGATTTATCAGAAGAGTTGGGACCGCCATGAACTCTTTAACGTTGAATTCAAAGGGATTGGTCAGATCACCCGACCGATCATTGGTCTCAACCGATGCGAACCCTTTAACTACCAGGGTGTCGATGGGTGTACCCTCACCCTCACCTTCCACTGTAAAGTGGACGGGAGCCGTAAAGTGCATGAGTTCGCGGATTGGTGCTGGCATCAAACCCTCTAACTAAGTCGACAATAGGCAATCATACGTCATCTGGGGCCCCTGTCAACACCCTCTGGAAGTTTTTTCTAATTGTCCAATCGATTGGAGTTTAGAGGTGCCGCCATTCTAGCCCCCACTTAACCCACACCCTCAACTCCCGTTGCTGCCAAAAACACCCAGATGATACTTTTCATCTCCGTCTCATCGAAATTCGTGGCGTTTAGCCAGAGTACGAAACTCATTGTACTCATCAACACAATAAGTCTGAGGGACGTCCATATTGGATGTTTGGCCTCACCCATAATTTATCCGCCCTTATCCTACTTTGTGGCTACCTTTTGACCTGTCTTATTGTTCTTAGGTTTCGGCGAATTTGGGGGTTCCGATTCCGAAGCCTCCTGCCTCTGAGCCGTTACCTGAGATTGATGCTTAATCGTTTGCATCTTCATATCACCTTGAAGTTTCTCGATAGCCTCCTCAAGTTTCACCCGCTCATCCCCGGCAGCTTCGGTCATTTCGTCAACGAACATCATCTTGTTACCCATAATAAAGAACGGGCGGTCACCTCCCGGCAATGGATCTCCAAGACTCGCACGTTTTCGGATAGCATTAATAGTAATGCACCCCTTAACCAGGTAGCCAGACAAGACCTCCATCTCAGCCTTCTCATCTCGAATGTCTAGAGGGTTAAACTTGATAGCAACTAAACGTGTTCCCAGACCACACCTGAAAAGCTTGTTAATTTTTCGAGCCCAGTATTTCTGGGATGGTGTAACAATACGATCTTTGTAGATTTCCGCTTGAGATAATCCTTTACCGCTACCTAGTTCACTGTGTTCACTAATACCAATAATCGCGGGACTTACCCCGTGGGCTGCCATTGTCGATTGGTCGTTGTTCTTTTTAGTATCTTGGAAACTGGCTTCGTTAACGTCCGCATCCAAACGCTCGAATCGTACTTTCACCTCGCCCCGCATTGCTGGGATAGGTACGATCAGTGTCTTATGAGCTTTGCCTTTTACGTGCGTTGAGAAGTATGCGGTTATAGCTTTCTTTACGGGTTCGGCTAATTTAGCTCCTTCGATAATGATAGCGTATCGTGGAACTGTGTTGTGTTCAAAAAACTGCAACAAGTAGTCCCGGATATGTACGTTCGCTAGCAACCAGCCCAGGGCCGGAACTACGTCAGTGTATCCGTAGTAGATAGTATTGCTGTGGTGGCGGGGGATCCAAACGATCTCATTCGCCGCTCGGGAATGTTCTTCAGTAGGTTTGCCTGTTTCCCGATCTACGAGATTCCATCGAGCAGTTTCCGGTGAGGGTTCTCCGTCGATTTTTGGGTCGAATGGCTCAAATGTCCCTGTGATGGGATTCCTACGTTTCGACGTTATCTTGTTCCCAAACGACTGATAGTACATGTACTTGCCAGAATGGACCGTACTACCGTCTGATCGGTCATTCGAGATTACCTCGACAAAACCCTTCCAGCCCTTTAATACCCGCATACGCACAGCCGGAGCGTGGGCTATTCGCCGGACTTTCATGTCCAACGATCGAATAACCTCGATCGCTCCCCACCCGATAGCCTCATAATCCATACAGGCCCGGTCGAGTACGCCCTCAAAACCCACCACCTCATTGGCGTCTTCGATAAAGTCCTCAACCACTTGAACTTCGTCATCTATCTCGGCTTGAGAGACAATACGTCTTCTGGGCGTTTGACCGTTATTTTTGCCCGGTATTAATGACGCGGCCTTGGCTACTAACGATCTAAAGCCGTTCCGTTTCCGGTGTCCCATGTCCGAGTTAGCTTGGGTTAGGTTGCCTACTCTGTCCCGACTACTTGTTCGCAGACCGTCTCCTCCTTGACCGGACCTTACCGCTTGAGTTGGGTCTCCTGTCTCATCCCGTAAATCTTCAACTTCCATCGATTGTACCGGTAGAACCGTACTCTCAGGACTTGTGTCTTTTGGGCGTACTTGACGACCCTCGTCATCCCTAGTGGAATCCTCGTCAGGTTTGACAGTCACCATAGGTACGATTTGGTAATCACGCCCCACTGAATCCGTAACCTTAGTCCGCACCGAACGATAGTGGATTACGTCAACTTCTAAAAATGCTGATAGAAGTTCGGGTGGATACGGGGGCTCAACAATCTCAATCATTGAGACGTCGGCGACCAATTTGTTGTGGCCCAACTCACTTTGCTGCTGAGTGGTACCCTTAGCCGATTTAACGACTAGGGCCCTCGCCGTCGTACGCTGTAAATTTTCTATGTGGTGCTCATCCTCCTGGATGGCATCCTTTTGCTGAATAGTTCTCTCACCGAAGGCTCGCATAGACTGACGAGTCCAATTGGATAGAACATCTGCAGCGGAATACACCGTGTCCTCGTCTTCACCTGTAATGAAAGCCTCAGTTATCTCGACTTCCCCGTCCTCATCTAGAGGTACAGCCGCCTCCATAAGAGCCTCGGCCAGGTCGCCTTCATCCAGGATTTCACCTGTCGTATTGTCAGACATCCGCATTTCCTATCCAACTGCCACGTCATCGATCACCACATCTTGTAGTAATTGATGTGCTAGCATGTCATATGTGTCACAGTGTCTTTGGTGGTCCTTGCCCTTAGTCCATTCATACTTGCTATTGCCTCTAGCATCTTCCACGATTTCCCTAACAGGCATACACATTTCACTCTCGTATTGTCCGTCCAGTATCTCTCTATAATTGGCCGGTAAGATATTTCGCCCCGTGCGTAGTTGAGCGTACGATCTGTCTAATGCTTCCGTTCTATCAATGGACACAATACGGTCCATGATATTGTACGTTCTTCGACGATCGCTGCCTTCTCCCCCATAACGGCAAAGCCACACATCGCAGTTAGCTTCATCCTGGAAATCCATAGCAAGCATCAACTCGGGGGCCGCATCAATTACCACCTTCTCGACGTTATATCGATCCACTAACTCGTGAACTTTCCACATGTCATTAGCTCGGACCTTACCGCAGTATACCATTTGGCGTTTCCCTCGGTCCACCGCCTTAGATATTCGGATATCTAAAGACGCTCCGACGTCAATGCCCATACTGCAAGGACCCTCACAAGAATCCTCCTTAACGTGGGCACAGTCCGGTCGAATAGCTAACTCGTAATCGTACATGCACCGATTCAAGAGTTCGTCAGTGACTCGGTTGCCCGCTGCATTATAAGGTTGACCCAGGTCACTGTTAAAGAACTGCTTAAGTAGTCCCGGATCGTTTAACGCTCGGCGGAAACGGTCCCACATTCCTGAGATACTATTAATGGGTGAACACAACTGACTAATGTGATAGCCTTCGATTGCTGAGGTTGGGTTCTTCGCCCGCCATTCTCCCCGGTTAGATGCACGTTCTAATTCACCCCCGCAATCGGAACACACCATGCGAACGTCTCGGCGACAGCCAATCGCCCAAGCCTCGTCCCGTAAGACGTAGTCAACAATGTTGCCGTTCTTGTCGACAACCTCTTTAACGACAGTCTCAAACCAGTCGGCCTCATGAAACGCCCCGCATTGTAGACAAGGTACGAACCACTCGCGTTGATCCGACCTAAGGAAGTACTTATGAACTCCTTTACCCTTATCCGTGGGGTTGCCTAGGTATCGTTTGAATTGATAGTTCGATGCTCGAATACGATCCAAAGCGAAATCTACGTTATTGGGATCACACTGATCCACTTCTTCAATCACAATAACGTCGGCTGGGAACTCTTTAAAGTCCGCCAGTACATTCGATCCCACGTACTTAATGACGCCTTTTCCGAAATTCTTCATCGCCACCGAATCGAAGAACCCGCCGCCTATGATTTTTTTGTATTCTTTTACATTTTCTACGCAACGATTAATTCGGTTCTGGACGTACGTAGTACGGGTCTCAAATTTAGGTAGAACATAGAACACAGACAAGCCGTTATAGGCCATGGCGAAGTGGTCAATAACGGCCCACTCACTTTTGTAGGATTGGACGCTGCCCATCAAAACCATCTCGAACGCCACACTATTATACAGCGGTCGGATGTGCGGAAAGTGGTCGAAGTCCATACGCTCACCACGCGTATTCACGTGATGATCCAGAGCAAACCCTATACGGGTATCTCGGATATCCACCATTTTTTTCAATGCTTGGATATGCCGTTGATCAAAACCCTCAAATTGCTTGATCTCGGCGGGCGTTGGTGTCGGAGTTAAGGGCACAAAGGTTCCTGCTTATAGGGTACGAGCACTTTGCAGTGCGTCGATTAGCTCACCGATGGTCTCATTGCGGTCCCGTTTCCGGCTAACCTGCTGAGTATCGCCCGTGGATTTGAGCTTGCCTTCGTCTTCCATGGTTTTATACATTCGTTCGGGTTCCTTCGTTGGAAGAACCCCGACTTCCTGCAAAACTTTAACCTGAGCCATTTCGGCATCTAAGGCGATCTTGAGAAACTTGGCCTGGTTTCCTTTTTGTTGGTGAACGTTCTTACTTTCGATCACCTTGCCCGTTACAGGATCGAACTGCTTACCCTCTTTACTAAGTTGGTTCGCTTCATACCTACAGGCCTCTTCGAGCGATTCCAACTTCATAAGGTGGCCCGCCAAGCAGTCGGCTGCGGTTTCCCCTTCAAAGCTTTCTCGAAACTGGGCTTTAAGATTTCCGATCCACCGATTGATGGTTCGGACATCTACGTCAAACATCTTGGCGATGGCTGATATAGGGACACCTTGCATCTTCCAACCCCAAGCTTGACGCCACTTCTCCTCTTTAGGAAGTGACGCCATCTTAGCTTGTTGTTTTTCTGTGTCGGTGGTTGGAGGTGCGGGAGCACTCTCTAGTTGCCGAAACATTTCCGTCGTTGTAGGTGCTTGGGTCATCACCTGACTCCGAATATTGAGCTATCTCCAGGACCTCAATATGTTACCGGAAATTAGAGGTATGTCAAGACCCTGCTTAAGACTCCAATTGAGTGGAGTTTTCAGGTGAGTCTTCTACCGTTTCGGGTGCCCTAGGGGCGGGTGGTGCTGTGGTGATTAACCCCCTAGTTAACGCCTCCTTCATGAAGGTGTTAATATCTCCACCCGTTACTTGAAGATGGCCAATCATTTCTTGTACTCGTCCGTAACACGATTTGTCACAAAGCACAATACAGACTGCGTTGCCCTTAAATGTGAATGCCAAATAGTTCTGATCCACGGTGTGGGCACACTGCTGGAAGATTGTGGATACCACATCACTGATACCGTCCACCGCCTCTTTTTGCTGATTAGCAGCGTCTAGGAACCCGTCCAGGAAGTTCTTTTCTCGGGCCTCCCGTTCTCGGATTAGGTATTTATCCATTTCGGCTTGATCTACAAAACCGAATACCGTGGGATCCACTGACAAGTCTTCATCTAAAGACCGTACTAACTCCGTAAACTTCTTGGCGTTCATATCGCCATGTACGAAGTTATCTCGAACGGTGGCCAGCTTTTGAGCGTACTCGCCCCATTCCACTCCCTCGTATATGGCACAAGGGACTTGTGTTAATTCCTTTACGATAGCATATCGCCACCGATGCTCGCCCGCCCATATCCAGTAATGCTTCTTATCCGGGGGCCAGGAAGATACTACTTCCGCTTCGGGGACCGGACACACTTTAATGGGGTCCGTGAATCCCTCATCATCAATCTTGGCACAAAGCTGATCGAACTTCTCCGTAGACATTTCGTTCAGCTACGGGTTCCAAGAGCGGGCGTGTAAGCAGTCCGTGTCAATTAAGACAACGGTCTTCACGCCAGCTTTGGAACCCTGAACTCCTTGCTGGTTAGCCATAACGGCTGTTCCTTTTTAATGTTTTTCGTAATCAAATCCGGTGCCTACTTAGGGGTGGGCACAGCAATCATACCCTCTTTTTGAATACCATCTCTTGCGTCATCTGAGGATCCGCATGTTCCCTCAACCACATCCAAGCGTTACGGAATGCCGACGTTGCACTGTGCTGGCGTATTAGTTGCCCAAATCTACATCCCAGCTTATGGGCCAACTGCATGAATTCCTTCATTGTAAACTCATTTGGCATGCCGTCCAAGGCTTCTTCTAATCGGGGAATCCAATCCTTATAAGCCTCAAACGTGTGCTTAGTGTGTTCCCACATATGATCACGGTACTGCTGGGCCGCGTGCGGTAGATCGTGCTCATTTACAAACCACTCAACCGCAGGGGCGATCTCTTTTCGGATCTCGTCATAATTCTGCCGCATGTACTCAATTAAAGCAAGCAAATGCTTATCATCCTTGTAGAAGCATTTTTCGTATTCCTTCTTGGGCATCAAGCTCCGAGCCCAGGCCCTGTCCGGGAATAACACAGGGTTGCCCGTGGCTATCTGCTCAGACCACCCAAACGCAAAACCTTCTTCGATAGACATAGATACTGACAAGTGTATTCGGGACAATGTATCCAAATACTCTTGCCGGGGTAACGCCTCGTGGATCTCAGTCTTTTGAAAATGCGTTAGTTTAGTATCCCCTCCTACCGGTAAGCTGGGAGCGACCGCAATCGCCCGCACATCATCGTTCATGCGGCAATACGTCTCAAACGTCTCCAGAACCGCATCCCATCGTTTGTTCGAGTTAAACCTTGCGGCGAATAGCAGAGTAAACTGATCAAACTTGGGTAACTCGTGGGCCCGCTTATGCAGAGCCTTCAGAGGTGTGCCCATGGATCGAACGTATCCATTGCCTCGGATCTTATCTAGCATAGCAGGGCTTAGGTATCTTTCGCCCGCCCGAATGCCTATTTTCTTTTCTCGCTCTGTGCCAAAAAACGTAGGGCACTCGGAGTAGCTAACTGACCGTAGTTTGAGATCCAAATCAAACACATCATCGTGAGTAGAGTTATAGTCCGCTGCTTTGAGTTCACTAATGAACACGGGTATTCGTACACTCTCCCCGATCCAAAGCATACGCTTGATAGATGCCGCAGCTGCCGTCTTAGACGTCATGCAGCAATCCACCTGGTATTTACCATTCAGTGGATTAAATAGTTCCAGCATCTCGCCTGTAACACAAGTCTGTGCCATTGCGAACGGTACCCAATCCACAATAGGCAGGTAGCCAAGATTAGGGAATCTGTATTCATCGGGGATCGACTCCTCCGCCTCTTTGTTTACTAACATGTAAACGTACACATCTGGCCACGACTTAACAAAGTTAATCCAAGTAATGAAATCCGATTCACGCCATATGTATTTTTTCGTACTAATTAGCGGGATTATCAGTAATCGTTTCAAGCTCATTTGTAAATTGCCAATGTCTGAACGTAGGGAGGGTTAACTCGGGAAAGCTCGAACTTTTCACTAAGTCTGGACGCTATTGCCAGTAATTCAGTGTCGGGTACCGTGGCCGTGCCTTTGGGTTTCTCCGCATGTTGGGGGACAAGGTAGTAAATACGATCGCGTGTTTAGCTAATCGCCACATCTCCGCAACAGTGGTGCAAAGTAGCCCCATGTAGTCATCTGTAAACTTCGTGAAGATATCGATAGCTACAACAGCACAGAAAGACTCATCTGGTTTATTCAAATCAAAGACTGTACTGGTACTCCAAGTCAATTCCGCCATACCGTCCATGTCTTTGTATCGTCCCGCAGCTTGAGACACGAACTGTGGCATTATATCACACCCTTGATATCGCTGTAACGTGGTAGGGTTTCTGGCTTTAAGTGTCGGCAGTAGGTCCGACAGCCCGCACCCTACATCCAATACGCTTTGAACTCCAATCGGTTGGAGCATGTCGCATACTTTGTTGTGTCGAGACGCCTGACGGTATAGGCCTCCGGTGTAAAGCTTTCGATCCTCCGGTAGTAGTGTGTCCTGTACTGAGAAGTAATCCTTCTCTTCTTCTGCAAATTTCTTAGTCATACTTTCCTCCTTTCCTCTAGTTTACTCTCCAAGAATTTTCCACTGATCCGATTACAGCTTCCGCCGCCTTGATAGTTTCCTCCAGTCCCTGCCTAAAAGACACGTCACAAACGTAACCAAGGTCGTTAATCTTAGAGTAATCTACCTCGTAGTCTCGGGCATCCTTGTCGGTCTGGGTACTCTCATCAAAAATCGGAACTTCGTAATTGTGTTCAGCCTCAACCAACTCCTTAACCAAATCAACTACGTGGCGTTTTGTCACATTAAGGCGTTCGTCTCCTACGTTAAAGATCTCGCCCGATAGCTTTGAGTAGTTCTCCATGCCAAATAAATAAGCCTTGGCCATATCCTTGACATCAATCAGCGTTCGACGTGCGTGTGACTGATACACCACCATGTAGCGGTCAGACAAAGCCTTCCAAGCGAAGTACGCGGGTACGACATCAAAACGCATACAGGGTGATACTCCGAATGCTGTGGCAAATCGGAAGTTCACCCCACCCGCATCTTGTACGTATTTTTCAGCCTCCAGCTTAGTGCTTCCATATAACGAAAGCGGATTACACGGGGACTCCTCAGTACATATCTCATCGAGTTGCCCGTACACGCTACCTGTGCTGGCGTGCAAAAAAATCTGCCCCGCTGATAGATACGAAGCAATTATCCGAGGCACTTGAACGTTAGTGACCTCCGCCTCATGCGGATCTCGATCACATGCGGGATGACCGACTACCGCTGCCAAGTTGATGATAACGTCATGCCTTATCACCTCCTTTTGAAGCATCTTCCAGTTACGTACGTCATCCTTGATAAACTTAACCTTGGGATGGGTAATCAATCCCATCAGTGGCCAGGCTCCCCACTTCAGGTGATCAATTATAGTAACATTTGTGCACTCATTATTATCAATAAGCTGCTGAGTGAGTACTACCCCCTTAAATCCACCGCCTCCAGTTAAAAGTACTCGCATCTTACGCTCCAAATGCTTTAATCGTTTCGGCTATATATGGCACATCTCCCGGCTGGAGATAGTTGTGCATCGGTAAGCATAAGTGCTGCCGACACCACATCATAGCACCTGGACATTCAGCTGCAAGGTCGGATATTGGTCCTTGCTCCAAAGATAGCCCAGCCGCCGCACATGAGACGAAAGCAGGCTCAGAGTATGCCTGAGAAGAAAGATTGATGCCGTGCTCGCTTAGGTGCTGCACTAGCTTGTTCGTGGCAATGTGATCATCCAAAACCACTGGGAATTTATACCAGGACGAGGCTCCTTGATCGAACTCTTTAACCCAGGGAATGTCCAGTAACCATACTCGATACTCAACAGCCGTTTGGTGTCGGGTGGTTCTCATTACGTCATAGTGATTGCTCATTGCTACACCCATCGCGGCATTAATCTCACTGAACAGGCAACTGTGACCTGCTCGGGAGAAGGCTCCATTACCAAATCGGTCCTCTCGCCCATACCGTGCCCGAATAGCTACTTCCTCGATAAGATCATTGTGGTTCCCAATAACTGCTCCGCCCGTTATACAGGTCATCGGCTTTGTGGGTGAGAAACTGTAGATCTTAAAATCGGCCCAGGGGGTCATTTCGGAGACGCCTCGGGTAGCTCCGTAACTGTGAGCACAGTCGTTAATGATGGTTACTCCCGTTTGTCCAATCAATTGGAGTTCCAGGAAGTTCGACGGTATCCCGCCACCTATATCTGTGACGTGTAGCAGTTTGATGTTGTGTTGCTTGATTAACCTAATGGCGTGTTCGACGTCAATCTCGCCATTAGGCTTTACATCACAAAAGTACGGTATGATCCCCGCACGCTCCGCTGCGAACACTACGCTCGGAAAACAATTAGCTTGAAATAGGCAGGTATCGTGGTGCTCTAGTGCTCCAAACAGTAGCTCATGGGCAGCTGTAGACGAGTTCGTAAAGGCCACATGAGGTGTTGCGTACTGCGGGTTTTGGTCCTTCAGTATATTCTCAAACTGAGGAACGAATCGATCATAAATATATCGGCCCGAACCAACTGCGGCTGTTGCGTACTTCTGAAAGTCGACTACTGCCGCGTTAGGGGGTCTTGTTACTAATCCTTGGATTCTTCTCATACTATTCGTCAATTTCCTGGAGATTTATAGATGGCCAGTTCGGTTGCTTATCTGTCTCAACCTCCTCCTCTATCCTTCGAAAAAACTCATAAATACACGGGATTACCTGCTCAAAGAGATTTACTTGACGTTCATCGCCGTATGAAGATTGCATCGTAACTGCGTGTTGCACGTAGTCACCAGTCTTATCTGTCACGAGCGTTGGCGTAAGATCTACATAAATCCATACTTGCTCATGCCATATAAACGTATCGCCCACACTCAATGCCCCTACAGGCTGAATTGCTCCTAGGTATGCGTTTTCGATTCTATCGGAGAAGTTCCGAATTTTTGTATGGGATGTGTCGTCCATTGTGGGCTCTCTTACAGCATTTTGATTAAAAATACGTAGGGTGTTACGACCCGAGATCGTGGACGTTAAAACGGGTTGTGGAGCTTGGTTTCTCGTTTAGTATCTTGAGTAATTCTGGAATAATATCTTGTGTTGATTTAAAGGGGTTTGGGTCCGTTAAATCTAGTTCCCGTTTTGGGTTACCCGGTGTGTTGACCCGCCCTGGGTAAATTATCTGAACGTTGAGTCCCATACGGAGGGCTTTCTGTCTCTGGTCCCGTTTGCATTCCCAATACGTTTCCAATGCTGCCTTGCTCATCGCGTACGCGGGTGCCCACGAGGATCCGCAGATAGCCACTGAGCCCATCACTAGTACTGTGTGTTTTTCGTTTATTAGTTTTTCTCTATCGAGCTGCTCATATAACTCGCACTGAGAAAAGCAGTTGATATCCATATGACGTAGCCACTGATTAAGGTCCCATTGACTTGCTTTGCGTTCTTGGACCGCCGCGTTAATTGTAATAGTATCTAGTATCACGCGTTCTGTAGCTAACTTTTGATATAAATCACTATTACCAAATGCTTCCATACCAAAATTCACGGGCATCCAATGGTGATTCGGACTTGTTATATCTTTAGGGCATGACCGACTGAGCGAGTACACTTCGTCTCCCTGGTCCAGCAAGCTGCGTACTAGGGCGTGTCCAATTCCGTACGATCCGCCCGTGACTAGGTGCGTTCTCATACTAGCTCCAACTTTTGTTTGATCTCCTTAACCAACTGCTCGCCGGAGCCCATACGAGACCTATCAGGTGGGCTTACAAACGAGTAGCTGAACGACACCGGCCAGAATTGCTCAAAGCGTTTCGCTGCTACCTCCAACATATCCTTACTGAGTCCGGTTGGCATAAGTTTTTGGGGGAACTCTCGGTGATCCCGTAAGAATATACTGCTCCCGCTCCATTCGAGTGCACCGAAGTCCAGTAGATTCTTGGTTAGAATCATAGGCTCCAGTACGTTCACTGCTATTTGCGTAAAAAAGTCATATACGTTTAGTGTCTCGACCTCCGCCTTCGTGTGATTAAACGCACAGTGAATTATATGAGACAGTGGTTTGTTCCAGGAGGCTATGTCACCCACAACGTGTACCGAACTGCCGGGTTCATCCAGATCGGCGTCCAACCATCGTTCAGCTTCAAACTCAGGTACCATAACAGGCTTGCTACGACACAAGTAAATAACGTCCCAGTCTGGTTCTAAGGCATGTGCTACTATTCGCCCGTACCCGCGACTGGCTCCGGTGACTAATACCGATTTCTTAGTGCTCGTCATACCGTCATCCATTATACTATCACCCATTATACTATCACCCATTGGTCTGCATACGCCCACTTCAGGGCATCGAAGTCTCGCTTAAAGCTGTTTTGCATAGTCCATAGCCGTATTTTATGCATCTCCTCGATTACCCGTTTCATGGACGCGGTGGCTTCTTCCGTGACTAGGTTATATGCCTTGCCTAGGTGTTCGATGTTTTGCATCTGCTGGAATAGGCCGAAGAAATCTAGTCCTTGGTACGGCTTGCTGTGTCGGTAAAGCCAGCCCTCGTGCCAGAATAGCCACTCACCTAACCCGTCTGGTATATCGTACTTAACTCCTGGATAGTCTGTTTCCGGATGGTATTTTATGAATGTTCGGTTGGCCTGTTTGCCGGGCATTGTGTGGCAATCGATCGCCTCAGAGGGCATCCAATTATCTAAGATGGTTAGGTGTCCACACTCTGAAAACGTGCCACTGACTTCGCAAGTATCCTGCATAAAGAAGTAGGGGGAGCCTCGTCCGAACTTCTCCCAGTCGAACTGAATCGACCGTTCGGCTACCTCAATGGTCCAATCAAGATTGCTGTTTCCTACGCCATAATCCCAGATACTGTAAGCGTGGAACTCCGTACGCGTCCACTCGTCTAGTATCTCCACTAAACGATGGTGTATCGTACCTACTGTGGCCGCATGTAGGAGATCCTTATCTAAGAATTCACCGCCGAGCCAATAGCTGAGAAGATTGGATTCGCGGGACTTGTCCGCGTTAGCCATCTGAACGATTAGCGGTATTAAATTCTCGAACTCGTACCCGCCTCCCCTGTGCTTATAGAACATCAACAGGGTTGGCAGGTCGCGTCCGCAGTCCTCATACAGGATTGTCCAAAGACGATTCCATAGACGATAGGGATTAATTCGCCAAGCTACTTTAGCGAAGTTTACCGCTCGTGTGGGGTCCCCTCGTCTAATGCACTTCTGAACAGCACTAAGGGCAACGTAATACGTCGTTTTCCCTAGCAGTTCGATCGTGTCTTTGTCGTACTTCTTAATCATTGCAGACTGTTCCGGTGCGATTTATGTTATTCCCGTGATGCATTTTACCATATCATCACTGAAACCCCAACGTTAAAAATCACCCGAGAATCAACGTCCGGGTTGTATAATCTTAGGCTTAGCGTCCTCCTTTCGTTGCCTAACTGTAGCTACTCGAACATCGGCAGCATACTTAGTGATGGCGTCTGCGGAGGCTTCCGCGACGGTCTCTTGTTGGTCCTCGCTCAAACCATACGTCATGATTTGTAATACTTTTCCCATAACCACTAATTCTTGATGCATCTCCATCATCTGTTGCTTGATACCCCCGATAGCCGAAACTAGGCTACGTTGCTCAGGTATAGCCACTGTTTGTGGCCCGTTGTTGAGCTGAATGAAGCCCATTTTCAGCCCGCCTTGGTTTTCGGCGAGGGCTTCACGTAATTCGTTTTGAGCTTTCTGCATATCAGGGGACGTCATTACCGTGCTAGTCATTTTTGTCCAATCGATTGGAGTTAATAAAAAAGACGACCCAAGAACTAACGAACTTGGGCCGCCCTACGTCGGAGCTAACGACGATAACGAAGTTTATGCGGAAGGTGCGGTGGGTACTGGTGCAGCCGGAGCAGCCGGAGCCTCAACTAGAGGTGGCGTGGTTGCTTCAGGTGCGGTTGCGGGGGCCTCCGTCGCGGGTGCTTCCGGGGGTGTGGCTTCTTTTTCAGCGGCTTCTTTTTCAGCGGCTTCTTTTTCAGCGGCTTCTTTTTCAGCGGCTTCTTTTTCAGCGGCTTCTTTGCCCGCTTCGGCTTCGATAACCCTC